CCGTCAATTCCTCACCCACAGATATCTCGGGGCAGGGGAATCATGGGGCGTTTTACAACGGTGCCTCCTACTCCGCAGCGGATAAGGCGTTTACTTTTGATGGGTCGAATGATTATATTAAAGGTAACGTGGCTGGTGCTTCTGGTGCGTATGTACATTCTGTAAGTTTATGGTATTTGACCAACGACAATCCTGGTGATGACTATGTATATCAGTTAGGAGATAATACCACAAACAACAGTCCGTCTATACAAGTCAGTGGGACGGCGGGTAAATTATATGTTTCATTTATTGGTAACTATTATGAAATTTTATTGAGTTCAACAGTTATAGCACAGAACCAATGGGTTCATCTAGCTTATTCATATGATGGTAGTGCAACAACTTCGAGTAGTGTATCTGTTTATATTAATGGTGTAAAAATGTCTATGACTGGACCCTTAGGCTCCTCTGCTGGTAGTGCATTAATTTTGACTAGTACAGAAATTCATGTTGGTTCTGGTACAAATGGGACATCTCCAGTAAATGGTAAAATATCCAACTTCAAACTCTACAACGTCGCCCTCGAACCCTCGGAGGTCCAAAAGTTGTACCGGTTGGGCCGAACCGGGCGGTCCATGGTCATCAGCGACACGGCCGTCGGCATCGGGAAAGTCCCTGAAGCCCAATTGGATGTGAGGGGGGTGGCGAGGTTTGGGTCGATAGACGTTGGTGGTGAACCAGTCGGACCAGGATCTCGACCTGCATTCCTGATAAGTCTAAAAAGTGGTGCAGGTCGAAAATGGGGTGATAGTAATGGCACGTACACTACAGCATATTCTAGTCCCTTACCTATATTCGCTGAGTCAGAACTCGTGTATAATATAAATAATTGTTTGAGTTTTGGTGATTATGCTAGTAGAAAATACATTAAATTCACGGCACCAGCGGATGGTATATACAATTTCGGTCTAGCAATTGGTCTACTAGAAAATGTTCATACGGCTGCCGATTATATCGGTCTTGGTCTTAAGGTTAATGTAGAAGGTGCGTATGCATCGAATTCGGGTGGTGCCTTTTCAGAATTAGACTATTACTTTGAAGAAATAAACAGTAGTATGTATGCAGCAAACCAATACAAAACTGTAAATGCGACCTTGAATATAAAACTACTTAAAGGTGATTTTGCGGTGTATTACTCAAGATCCGTCGCCAATTCAGAGATAGAACAGTCTTATTCTGCTTGGGGTCATATCGTACATTACTTATAAATAAAATTATACATTAATGGTATATGGAACAAGATAAATTACAAAATCTTGTTCGTAAAGTTGTCGATGAATTAAAATCGGGTGTGTTTGATTATTATTCGTATACTACTTGGGAATCTATAGTATTTCCAGAGGGCTACGAAAAACCCCCAAAAGAGGCCTTCGAAGCGAAACTTAAGGAGTTGATCGATGCCCAACCCCTAAAAAACCTCCGCCAAGAACGCAACACGCGGCTCGCCGAGGTGGATTGGGTGTTTTCGGGGGACTATAGGGTCGATATAGAGATGTATCAAGAGTGGCTCCTTTATCGTAAGGCCTTAAGGGACCTTCCGTCGACAACAGAAGATCCCGCGAACCCTATATGGCCCAAAAAACCTGCTACGGCCAATGGTAAAACGGTCGATTATTATGAACGTGACACTCAATCGACTAAAATAATTCTTCTTCAAAATGTTGTCAACAGTTTAATGAAGAGAATAGAAAATCTGGAGAATCCGTAAAAATAAACTCTCCATATAATATAAAATGTCTGGTGGTATTGCCCAACTCGTTGCTGTCGGTGCCCAGGATGTGCACCTCGTCGGCCAACCTGAAGTCAGTTTTTTCAGGTCTACCTACAAGCGTCACACAAACTTTTCTCAAACCGTCGAACGTCAGGTCATTCAGGGCAACGTCTCGAATAATGGTATGTCTACCGTTCGATTCGAACGAAAGGGTGATATGCTCAACTATGTATACCTCGTACCCAATAATGGTACCGCAACTCAATCAGTCGCTGATTGGACGACCGTGATCAAGAAAGTTGAACTTTTAATTGGTGGTCAATTGATTGACGAACATGATTCAACTTATTCAACCCTCATCGCGCCCACTCTTTCTTCAACTGCTTCATCCAAGTCGGTTGGTGCTGACCTTTACGGTGGTGCTACCGCCGAGCGTTTCTACCCTCTTCGATTCGCTTTCTGTGAAAACTGGCAAACTGCCCTCCCCCTCATCTCACTCCAGTATCATGATGTTGAGCTCCGTATCACTTGGGGTGACGCCGCCGCTGATAACAGTTTCAAATGGGATGTGTATGCCAACTACGCGTACCTTGATAGCCAGGAACGTGAAATCTTCGCTTCCAAGCCCCAAAATATGCTCATCACCCAAGTTCAGAAGGCGATTTCATCTGGTTCCAAGATGCAAGAACTCAACTTCAACCACCCCGTGAAGTACCTGGCATCCGCTGGTACCGATTTGGTTACCACCAACGCTGGTGGTTTGGCGATCCTCAACGACGACAATAAGCTCAAGCTTCAAATCAATGGTACCGATGTGGCCGATTTCAAATTCGCCAACCCCAACTTCATTTCGGTTCCCCTTTACTACCACACTTCCCACGCGAATGGTACCCCTTCTACCAAATTGTTCACGTACCCCTTCTGCCTTGAGACTGGTAAGCTCCAGCCCACTGGTACTCTCAACTTTTCCCGACTTGACTCGGCTCGTATCGTCAACGATACCCGTTCGGTCAACAAGGATATTTACGCCGTAAACTACAACATCCTCCGTATCGAAAATGGTATGGGCGGCCTATTATATTCTAACTAAATAGTAAATGTGGATTCTCATTTTCCTTCTCGCCATCGTTTTTGTATTGACGTACGATCCTAAATCCAGGACACTTGAAACCTTCATCGGTCATCCTTCACCATCGACGGATAAATCATGTGAAAATGCGCATTACGAAGCCGTCCAATTTGCCCAGACCCCGTATGAATGTCCTCCTGCAGGTAGAACATTAATGGGTACTATGATGTAGAAAGCTTAAAAAGAAAGTGATTAAATACATTAGATGATCCCCTTCAACCACGAAAATGTTATGATGATCGCGACTGCTATTTGTGTTATCGGTGTAATTTTCCTACTTCGTGAATTGAATAAGACTAAGGAGGAACTCTATGAACTTAAGGAATTCTCAGAAGATGTTATGGAAAAATTGAATGGAATCGATGGTGGTGATGACGACGATGATGAAAGTCTTTCTGAAATAACTCCAGAAGAGGGTAAAACTGTAGGAATAAACATGTCAACATAATATAACTTGCGAATGCGCAATGAAGAAGTACAAGGCAATTGCAATACCAGTCAGTTTCGCAGATGGAAAACCTAAATTTCTCACCGTTCGGGATTGGAGGTTTAAGGATTGGATTTTTGTTACAGGAGGGTGTAGACGAAGAGAAATCTACAATCCATTGCGATGTGCTCTTAGAGAACTAGAAGAGGAAACACGGGGTGTCGTATCCTTAAAAAATGGCCAATATACCGAATTTAAATTTATACATAAAGAAAGTCCAACTGTTGATTTAGAATATAACGTCTTTGTATTTTTTGTTAATTACAATAAAACACAGCAACAAGATCTTATTAAAAAATTTTATGATGAAAAACAGAAGACTTCAATAAAAAAAGCGCTCCACCAACCCTATAAAAAAACGTACGATGAAAATGATTATATGAGTTTTGATACACTTGAAGAGTTCAATGGGCGTAAGCGGTGGAAGCTCATCATAGACAATATCATAAAAAATCCAGAATTTTATTCGTGTATAAGTTCTTTGAATAGAAAAACATTTTCTATTAAATAATGAAGTCTAAGGCTTTCATTTTACAACAGATTACAGAATTACTTGATAAAAACCGTGGATTTTGTGAAGAGGAAATTGTGAAATGGAAAGATGAAAACGATACTAAGACAGTTTATGAACTTCTTGTTATAAAAAAGGAACTTTCTGAAAAAATAGAATTCCAAGATGTTTCAATTATGAAGTGGTTTAGAGAAGAAAACGAATAAAAAGATATGTTCAAGAGTTGGTGTGCAACTCAAAAATTTAACAATGCAACCAATCTATCACATGTGCTCATGGACGGAGGAAAACTCTCTGTGCCATTTGATAGATTGAATGACTTTTATGACAAATATATAGAGGTTATCAAAAAGGGTGAAAAACTATTTGTAGTTGAACAGAAAACCCCAACATATAATTTTTTCATTGATATTGATTATAAGAATGAAGATTCTCTATCTATTGATGATATCAAATCTATTTGTAAAATAATTTGTGACAAGGTCAAACGTCATGGTGGTAAGAAATGTCTCATATCTATATCACCTCCAAAGAAATGTGGAACCCTTGTGAAGACTGGTGTACACTTAAATTGGCCGAATTTTGTCGTTGATCAGACGTCTGCGATCGCTCTTAGGGAACATGTACTCATTGCACTCTCTAAAGCTAAAAGTGGTACAGATTGGAACGAAATAATAGACTCTTCTGTATATGGCGATTTATATAGGAAAACCAAGGGAAGTGGATTTCGTATGCCATGGTCGTATAAAAAGGCTAAACATGAAGCATGTGATGGACGAGGGTGTTCTGGGTGTGAAAATGGGAAGGTAAATCAATTATCATATCTACCAGTTTTCATGTACACACCGGAACCATTGAGTACAATTATTCGTGTTGAACAGGCACCAGATGTTGAATTCCTAAAGATGTCCGCTGTTCGAACGGACTTACCCCAAAATGTATTTATTCAACCACCATCGGCACCTATACGAGAGGGTGCATTTACAGATGAAGAGACTAAAGATGAAGTTCAGGATGAAGAAGTTAAATCACTTGTAGAAACATTTGTCAGAAAACACATGGAAGGTCAATCTAGTGCATTTATCACTAAAATATTTAAACATAAAACAATGTTTCTTGTAGCAACTACATCAAACTATTGTGAAAATTTGAAAAGGGATCATAATTCAAATCATATTTGGTTTATCATCAGTGGGAAGTTAATTATACAGAAATGTTTTTGTAGATGTGAAACATTACGTGGGCGAAGAGATGGATTTTGTAAAGATTTTTGTGGACGTAGACACGAACTTCCATCTCCTATCATCGACCGACTGTATCCCAAGAGAGAAGAACTTCAAAAGTGTCCCGAAATTAAAAAAAATGTAGAAAAAAGTAAATTTAACCAAAAGGAGACTAAACCCTTAGTTGAAAAGTTTATCCGTAACTTCATACCCGGACAATCTGATACATCCATTGTGAGTATCAGGCGAACTAATAAAAGTTATACTGCACTCACTACGTCATCTTATTGTGAATCTATACAGGGTGAACATACAGAACATGTTATGTCCTATGTCATCAATGGAAATAAAGTCACACAGCAATGTCCATTATGTAAGGGAAAGAAAAACAAGGCAAGAACATATGTATTAACGGACAATAATCTTATAAAACTACTTAAACAATAATAGTTATTACTAGTTAAATGGTTATAGTAGCCCGTACTCGCTCAGGAAGACATATAAAGAAACCTGTATTGTTTCAACCCACTGAACATGTATTAGAGGATGACTATGCCACAGACGAACACGATACAGATTTAGATTCTGAGATTGACACAGACGATGAAGTTTATGATGAAGATGATTCAGAAGAAGATGACGATGCTGATGAAAATGGTAATCTTAAAGATTTTGTGGTAGAAGACGAAAGTGAAAGTGAGGAAGAAGACGCTTAAAAAAAACCCACGTTATTTCAGAAATGGAAACCGACATTGGTAACCCTATCGAATATAATCCTATACTCGGAGATGTCCCAGAAGAGAAAGATGAAAGTAATGATAAACCCCAACGTGAGGAGGAGTATTATTTTCATCCATCTGAATATCAACCACCACCACAGTATCAGGAAAAAGAATCATTCGATCTTTTTAAGAATGTGGAGAAGTCAACTTGGATAATCGCATTCGCTGTATTTTTACTTGGATTTTTTATGGGGAAAACCATGCAACCAGTGATTCTCAGGTATGCCTGAGTATGACACAAATTTACCTATATTCCCAACTTTAGGAGGAATGAAATGATTAATAAAGGGATCTCTATATGTATCCTCTACAAAGCCAGCGGTAGTACTCGCCTCCACTTTCTTACGTATTTTTTTTATTTTCCTTTTGTTTTTTGAAATTTTCCCTTTAAAAAACAATATAAAGAACGCACTCACAATGATGACGGTAACTAATGTAGTTATCATTTAGTATTAGATATGAAAATTATTTTTCCTCTCCTTCTCCTTCTTCTTCTTCCTTGAGTTCACTCAATTTCAGGTTTTCTTCACGTTTCTTTTGAAGTTCCGCGACTTCTTTTGCGACGATTTCATCGGCTTCCTTAACAAGTTCCTCCATAGGAGTATTCGGTTTCTCTTTCTTGAGGCGTTCCATAATCTCAGCTGGGTGAGAAATTGGTGCCTCGTCAGCCTTTGTATAATAATGAGAATTCTCATCACCTGGTGTGATATGGGTTTTATCATCCCTCATTCCTTGTTTACGTTCATTAAACATACGCGCAGCCTGTGCCTGATTTTCTTTGTATCCAGACATGATTTCTTCAAGCTTGTCATTTGTATAATGGACATCTTCGATTTTTGAGGGATCAGGAGGAATCAGGAGCCACTTGTATTGATCTACAACATAGATATCAAAGGTGGGGTCTTCTTTCTGTAGACGCTTGGCGTGATTGGCGGCTTCGTCACGGGTAGCAAAAGCACCACGGAGCTTAATACCAAATTTGTCATTCTTCTGGGGACATTCGGGTCCAACAATAGAGATACACGCAAAGACTTGTCCAGGAACGGTAGTATAGTCAGTTTCGAGAGACATTATACATTTCATACAACTTTAAACTTTAAGCCCTAAGTAATAGATACAACCTTAAAGAATATATCTATAATTTGAGAATGGAAGAGATTCGTAAGAATCACAATGACGCGAAACGATCTTTGATACAATCTGTAAGTGAAGAAGGCTTTCATATATTAGATGTCGGTTGTGGTTTTGGTGGCGATCTTCAAAAATGGCATAAATGTGGGGTAAATATAAACATGTGTGACCCAGAACCGTTAGCACTTGTAGAGGCTAAATCTCGTGCTAAGAATATGCATATGCGTGTAAATTTCTACGATGGTGATATTCACACTTGCCCTAACAGAAAATTTGATATCATCTGTTTTAATTTTTCACTTCATTATATATTCGCTTCGAAAACTAAATTTTTCAGTTCTATCAATGAAATCAAAAAACGTATTAAACCGGGTGGAAAGCTTATAGGTATTATCCCAGATTCAGAGCGAATCATATTCAAGACACCTCTACATGATGAAATGGGAAACTTTTTTAAACTCAAGGAGTATGGTAACGGTGGATTTGGGGAAAAACTGTTTGTCAATCTCACAGATACCCCATATTACGCAGATGGGCCTAAATCTGAACCGGTTGGGTACAAGGATCTTTTGGTGACACATTTAGAAGAGTTGGGGTTTAAATTACAACTTTGGGAGGGACTTCGAGGGAATCCAATCTCAGAATTGTATAGTAAATTTATATTTGTATATACCAGATGATACCTTTTATTGTATTAATACTCATCAACATACTCATATTGTTTCTGACACGCGAACCACGCGTTTTTAAAGAAGTGAAAGAAAGATATAAAATTCTCAGAAGCCATCTCAAGAAGACGAAAAACGAAAAGTTTAAAGTTCTTGTTCGACCTATCCCTCTTACTGGTGTTAAGAGAATGTCTGGCACAGTGGGATTTAATGTAAACAAGGGAGCGGACATAACTGTATGCTTAGATGGAGACACTAACGAAATCATGCATGTACTGATTCATGAACTCTCACACAGTACTGTACCCGAATGGGACCATTCAGAAAACTTTTGGAATAATTACGCCGAACTAAGACAAATTTGTGAATCAATCGGTATTTACACTAGATTGGCTGATAAAACCAAATTTTGTGGGCAGTATATTCAGGATAAATAATAATCTCTGAATACTATAAATGCAAACTCCCGTGAATGACCTTCTCTCGGCGATTTTCGCTTGGGTTGTATTCTACGCCGTAACCCAAGTCCCCAAACATTTAGACAACTATTACGTAAACCTTGTGTTCCTCACGGTTGTGATTCCAAATGCTGCTCGCGCTATTGTAGGCAGTTTCCCCCGTCTTGCTGTCGATCGGTCTTTCTTTGCTATGTCGTCCCTTTTCGCACTCATTGTCGTATTCGCGATAAACGAAATGTGGAAGCGGTCTAAGGATACAGTTAAGAATTTTCATAAGAGCGATAGAAAGAAGCATTTGGAATTGAGTGCTGTTTTAGTAGGTGCTTTCACCGTGGGTGCTTTGGCTACGTACTTCAGTGGTATAGATAACAGTATCTATAATAATATGATGCCAGTGGCTTAAACCCGAATAATGTAGGTTTTCGCGACAAAGAAAATGATAGCGGCGATCGCACCGGTCGTTGCCAAACCAACCATACTTCTACCCCCTTGTTCGTTAAGGAATTTGGGGATAGAGGTCGCAAGACGATCTTGGATAGGCTTGCTCACGGCAACAGCGGTAGCAATGGCCACGATGGCTGCGGTAAGCTGATCATCGGTCATGTTCAAGGGGTTCTTACTGTCGGGAACTTCTTTGACTTTCTTTTGACTGGAAGGGTAAGCGTGTTGTGGCTGAGCAGCAACCATTTGTGGCATGATACCCTGTGCTCTGGGGTCTTCGCTCATAGCAGGTGGTTCCATCATAATGTCGTTAATGGGTGTAGAGTCCATGGTGTCTTTATGTGTACCTATATTATTTTCGGGTTGTTTAAACGCTGTAGAAGGTCGATTATTTTCATGTAAAGGTATCATACCCTCACCGTCATCGAAAAGATTCATCGTAGGAACGTCGTTAGAAGCCATATAGTATAGTCCTATGTTTTCTAAGATATTACGTGACGCAGTCACTTGCGCTTAGTAATTATGAGATTCGATTTTTTGGTTGCCTTCTTTGCGTCCTGTTCAGGCTGGGTGATATGCTTCGGGTTGTACATTTTTTTATGCATATTCCATAATTGTGGGCTACCAACTCTGAAATTTTTTCGAACTGATGCTTTATACCAAAATACACAATCCTGAATCTTATTTGATTTGACTGTATTATCTAATACGAGACATTCGTAATTTTCTGTACACGCGTCCATTACTTTACAAAACATATCAAAAGACGGAAAGATACCAAAGAAAGATTTGTATAATTTCTCTCTGTTCTGAATAATATTTTCACGGAGTATGAAAACATAGTCGACATTTGCTCGAAGTGCTGGTGGAAGATCCATGACATATTGCATGGTCAGCATAAAAAAAATCTTCCAATGCCGACCATTCATAAAACATTGACGAATACATGTATCTTTTAGAAACTTTGAGTCATACATACAGTCATCCAGAAGCATAAAGGCTCCACAATTATCTTTTCCTGCGCCTACTAGTTTACGCTGTCTAGACATTACCCGTTCAATCGCGTCTCTGTCATAATCTCCATAAATGAACAAGTCTGGAATGAAATCCGAATAAAAGTGATTCCCCTCTTCTGTACCAGAAAGTACAATTCCAGCTGGAAGATGTTTTTTATGATACATTATATCTTTCACAAGAGTTGATTTACCTGTATTGCGCTTCCCTATAAATACAATGACCTTATCATCCGCAATTGATTCGGGCTTGAATTTTTTCAATTGAAGATTCATTCTATTGTATCGTATCGTTTTATTTAGCATAATTTTACTCATTTAATGAGTAAAATATTGAAACTCTTTTTAATTATTAATAATAAATATGAATATGCAATCTGGTTTTGGTATAGAAGGGGATATGATGACGGAAAATTATATAGAGGTCATGACTAATATTCTTCTTCCTGTCATTGAACGAGGCACTCTTTTAGCGGCTGAATACTCCAAGGCTTGTGGTAGAGATACACTTCTACCAGAAGACATGGAGTATGCATTGAAATACTGTGTTATGTACACTGTAGGTTCAACAATTGGACCCATGTTTCCCGAAATTTATGAAGATGAAGAAGATTCAGATGAAGAAATGGAAATTGTCTCAATTGAGGAATGCCCACCATTTGTTCGTTATTCTGGAGCAGATGAAACATTTATCCAGGTGAACGATGCATATGATCACTGGGATGAATGGGTTCCTCAAAATCCGACAGAAATCATGTTAAAAAATGCTATTAATAGTAATGACTACATGGGAACCTGATGGGTGGAATTTTGATGATTCGGGTGTAAAGCTACATGTATATAGTGACGACGATTCAGATAGTAGCTCAAGTGAGGGGATATCAGGAGATGATAATCTCTTTACAAATTGTAAAAATAATAAAAAAACTGGGTACAAAAAGATTAAGAAGGAAAATCTATTACCGGAGTGAATAATTTTCCTAACCTATAGTATATTACTCACGATGAAGGCGGCTATGCAAACTGTCACCCTTGTTACTCAGGAGCTCGAGACTCAATCTTTGAACGCGATTGTCGCTGGTTTCTCCTTCGCGGCCGCCATGTCTTGGATGGATGTTGTTAGGTTCATTATTAACCAGGTCATTAAGGTACCCAAGAACGGTGGTGCGCAGTACGGTCTTACCGCCGTGCTCACTACACTGTTGTCCATTGCGGTATACATGATGATCTCTACCGTCTCCAGTCGCGTATCCAAGCCTGCTCAACCAGTCTACGCTATTTCTCGCTAATCGGTTTTCCTTTCATTAGGAAAATAAGCATCATACCTATAAACAGAATGATACCAATATAAATATACACCTCTTGGTTATAAAGAATCTCTTTTTTGATTTGATTCTTTATTTTCTTCGTGCTTTCCTTTTTAGTAACTGTATCTATTGGAACTTTTGTTAAACCTTCAAGTTTGTCAGTTGAACATTTTATCTCGAATTTTAGAACATGATCAGTGTTTCCAACTTCATATGTCGTGAGAACACCATTATTCATGTACAAAAATTCAATTCCAAGATCTTTGATCATCTTTTGTGGTCCTGAGTGAAATCGGTGTACGAGGGGATCATCAGAACCGTTGAATGTTATACTTGTTGTACCATTAAGAAGGATATGACCGGTATAATGAGGAGTCCCAGTTTGACCACTATCCTGTGGTCTTCCCACATACACAGATTGATTAAGTTCATCGGATCCAGAAGATAACCTAAGAATTAAAGAATTTGGTGAAGGTGATTGAGGTGTAGGAATACGTGCAGACATAAGTCGTATCTCCTCGACATCATATATGGGATTTTCTAACGTAATGACGTAGTTATTAGATTTGGGATATACACTCGAATCACGCTGATTACTATCGATCGTGAGGTTATGTACCTTCATTAAAATAAGGGGATACTATTTTAATGAATGTTTTCAACAATATATACAATTGATTAACGATAAAGTGAATGTGAAAGTGGGTTATTTTCCAATTGTTTCGCTGCGATATCCAGACGCTTCGTGTTTGGATTCTCAATACCCTTGTATGAATTAAACTGATGGAATGGTTTGTTCTGATATTGTTGTGTCCAACCACCATTCGCGCCATTGACACGTCCATCTATGCGAGTAGTATCACTTCGTACTGATGTAAGAGCACCACCCTGCTTCAGGGCACTTTCACGAACATTCATACGACCAGCGTTACCGATGCGGTTAGGTTTACCACGACGATCTTCTGGGCGGAAACCATATTTCATAAGCTCTTCATTCGTTTTATTTGTAACCTTGTTCGCCACATTCGTGGTGTAAGCACCATGGAAGCTGTGAATACCTGGAGCGGGTTGATTGTTGTATTGATATTGTTCATCATTGCGATCCGCCTTGAATCGTGTGGGATCTTGTGACAATGTTTGACCTGACACCATGCGTTTCGCGCCATTAAATCCTAGACCATCATTACGTAAACCAGTCTCTGAACGATTCGTAGTTCTCTTGGTTCGTTCGTGTTCATTTCTGGGTACAACACCGGTCATCCCCTGGGCTCGACCAGCCACGGTAGGCAATCGAGAAGGTAGATATGCCGTCGTCTCAGGTTTATTGTGAGCAAGTTGACCAACCTTAGCTGATCGACCACCAGATTGGTCGGCGGCGGGGCCAGAACGGCCTGGTAAAGTGGTAAGTCTATATTCACCGACGTTGACTGGGTTGACCCTAAACATTTGTTGATACCCACCGGCGGCGGGTACACTAGAGTTCACACCCAAACCTGGACCAACAAGTTGTTTCTCTACTGGGGAAAGATTGTTCATGCGTCCATGATCAAACATACGGTTGCGCATGTTGAGAACCTCCTGTCCACTACTCCGTTGTTGTCGAGTTATATCAGCGAAACTTTCATTTTCTACTTTACTTGGACGTGTATACCGTGAACCATCATCAACTTCTTTTGAACTAGGTGCCATCGCACCCATACCATCATTATTCGTCACAATGGGTTTATTTTCTGGTTTATATTTTTCAGTTTTAGACAATGTCCTTCCGGCATATACAAGACCTGCCACAGCTAACAGTGAAATAGGATCAGCCATTCTTATTTCTTACTGACATTTTTATTAACGTACCTTTTCTGAAACAGTCCATTTTGGACATCGGCGCGGGTACTAGCAGGTTCATATTTAATGGTACGGAGGGGAACCTTACATTCCATATTGTTTAGGGGAAACAGGTTGCGTTCATGTGTTTTAACAATCGTTTTATTGAAACGGGTAGTTGATTGTGGTCGAAGTTGGTCACTCGTCTCAATGAATTCCGCTGGTGCACCTTTACCAGCCATGTAGGGTGCTGTACCGTACAACATTGTATTGGGACGCGACCCACTGTTCAAGTGACTGGGCTGAGGGTAAACAAAAACTTCATCAGTAGCTCGGACGGGAGGGAGAGCACCTTTGTTATCAACAATGAAAAGACCAGGTTGAAGCTGATATGCCATTTATTATTACATGAGAATATTAATCTAACTATACGTTCCTCCACCGCCCCTTACTCGACCCCCACCTCGGAGTCCCCTAACATCTCCATCACTTCCAATTCCTGCGAAAGCCTCGAGTTGAACCCCTCGTGCATCTGGATTACAGTAAAGCCCATTACTTTTACACATTGGAGCATTCTTTGGTCCATATAACCATTCTGCGAAAGCTGTTTGATCGCCTGGAATGTTGGTCACTGGATTACTGACAAACTGGCGCTCGAATGCGTTCTTTTTATGTACCGGGAGTGAAGACTTGGATCTACCCATATCAAATGTGAGTTGATCGCTGCTATACTTTTGGATCATTGGTTGAGCAGTTGCGTAATAACAGGCTTCAAGACGATTGGGTGCGTCTGTGTAATCTGTCATTAGCACATTACCAAGTGGATTCTCTTTTGTGGGTTTTTGACAAACTTCATATTTTTCTTTCTGGTCATATGGTTCCTTAATAAGTTTTGCTTTATACATGACGTATATAACCGATAGCATTGTGGCACCGAGAACAAGCATGCGAGGATCTCGACGAATCAAGAACAAAATACAAGAGGCATAAATGATAAATCGAGATGCCGCATTAATTCTCTCTTCTGGTGTCTGTTTACTTGTCGGCCAGAAGTCTAGAAAATTTTTATTTTTGACGAGTTGTTTAGGATCTTCGAACCAAACTTTCATTTAATATAGATGAGGTTTATTTTTTGGGGAGGTTGCCAAGCATTCCGGTCATACTTCCCATCATTTTCATGAGAGCATCCTGATTAATTTCACCACCGTCACCAGATTGCATCTTTGCGGCACATTCCTTAGCCATCGCCTCAATTGCGGTGAGAGTGTCTTCGGGAACAGACTGAATAGTTGTACCAAGGATGTAGAGTGTCTGGAGGTACTGCCAAATCGCATCCTTTGTACCTTCACCCATACGCTTCCAAAGATTCGCAATATTGAGTTCTGAGAGAAATTCAATATCACTCGAGTGTACGAGAATAAATATTTCATCTTTAGAAGAAATGGTTTCAGCGTAAGGGGATACACTCTTCATGAAACTGTCGACGAGAAGTCGGGGGTTTGTACTTTTAACAAGATCGAACGATGTCAACATTTTCTTGATACTTTTTTCCTCTGGAAAAGTCTTGTGCAATTCCACAAGAAATTGACCCATCATGTCGTTAAACGCAGTAACGGACGCCATTTTCTTAATAGTATGGTGTAATCTTTAAGTTAGAAAGGATCGTCAGAAATAATCTCTTTTTGACCAATACCATTAACTACAATAAAATACACAAGAATTGCGACAAGTACAGCTGGTTTAGTATACTGATTAATTTCTAATTTACCTTCATTGTTTAAATATGCTTTAGCATGAATGTACCCAGCAGTTATCATACCAGCAATAAGGCCAGCGTAAACTGGGTCACGTAAATACTCGGAGAGTTCCATTTAATTATAACCAACTTTTTTTGTGCGGTAGTCTGGTGCATCACCAAAAAGTACATCATCCTCCTGCTGATGTTCTTGTTCTAATCCAGACTCTGGTATTGGTTCCTCACCCATGTCGGGACTCTGAACCCCTGGTACAGTTTTAAACTCATTCGATTCCATTGTAGGTATCTCTTCCTGTTGTTCTTCTGGTGACATCATCGATTCGGGTTCAAGTTCGGGGATGGGTTCAGGTATGGGTTCATCCCCCCCTTCGAAGATGTCTGGGTCTTCACTATCTTCAACGTCACCATCTAAATCTATATCCCTCGAATCTTGTGACATGTACGTTTGTAAGATCTGTTGAATAGGGATCAATTCTTTTATAGAATTCTCAATACCTGTACAGAAACGAGTTGTCAGCTTTACGTCACGGTGATAAATACTCTGATCTTCATGGAATATGTATGGATCTCTATAGAGATCTTTCGCGATGTTATTGTAGCAAGTCTGAATAAAAACTTCATTAGTTGGCAATTTTAAAGAAATCTTTTTGTTATCCGCCTTGAGACGAACCGCCGAAAGAATCTTTGTACATGCGACGAATACAGCAGCTAAGAGATCGCTAAACCAAGCGCATGTATTAGCAATACTGTCCGCATGTTGTTTAGACATGGCATTAGACCAATTTGGGACTTCCTTGAGAAGCTTTTGAAACATTACAAGAACCTTCCGTCCGTTAGAAAGTTTGTTTGCCTCATCATATATATCGTTAAAAACGTCAATCATAGGTGGACACATTATGAGACATAATTGCCCCATGTATTCGCGCTTCGCTTCTGTCAAAATGCTTAAATTATCCATTTATGATTAAGTAGGTTTTTAAATTTAATATTTACTACGCACCATTCCCCCTGTATTTGTTAGCCATCTTCTTCAAGTTCATTAGATTAGGGAATTCTATATCTTCATTTTCAACTTCACGTTCCCTTTTCTTTTTGGAAATATTCCATGAAACGTAAATATCGTAATCAGCAACAAGTTGTACAATAAATCCACCAAGCTCAAATTGACGTGTGAGGTAGCGCGCAGCCGCATTTCTGTCAAACACTGGGTATCCTATTAATATCACAGGTACAGTTAAAAAAACTTGTTTATGACCAAGTTCTACACATTGTTTAATTTTAGACGAAAATTGATCATATATTTTAGTGTAAATCTCTTTCTTTATTCTTTTCTTTTTCTCATCAATTTCTATAATATCATTGATGTTGATCATTACAATTAACTCAACTTATTTTTTATCAAATCTAACTCACTGATATTTGGGACCGCACCTTCCTTAACGAGTTTATAATCCACAAATTCTTTGCCTGCTGACCCTTTTGTGTATACCTTAATATCACTATTCGATTGGTCGTCAAGTGGTTGCGAACGAAGAGATATTATTTTAGTTTTGTTACCTGTAACCTCGAATGTTGCCACGACAACAAATCCGAATGCGAACCCACCGTTACGAACGACAGTGAAGGTACACTCATAGAGACTACTCTGGGGACTCTTGTATACTTTGATAGATTGTGTTTCAATGATGTATGTAGAAAATTTAAGTCGTTTATACAATTCTTTATTCGTTCCGATCACGAATTTTTCCATCATATCGTTATCAACATTTCCTTCTACTAGAGAAAATCCAGATAAGTCTGGTCTGGGATCATTTAGTTTAACATAATTTACGGGCTTCTTGTATCCTGAGAAGCCGAACGTTTCCGTGAAATTTTCACGTTTCACCATACAAAGGATAACCAGAACAACCAAAATCGCGATGGCAATTTTAAGTAAATGCATCTTTACTATAATGCGTTAATTTTTTTTTACAAAATACCCTATAGATAGTAGATGTCGCTGCTGATATACAGCCCAAGATGTAAACACTCGATGGATCTTGTCCAGTATATTAATGATCATTCGCAATTAAAACAGATAGTACATTACCATAATGTAAATACACAGGGTATACCTAATCAGTATAAGACGAAACTTAAACGAGTACCAACGATGCTCACTAAGAACGGTAAGATTCTAGTTGGAAACGAAATAAAAAATTGGCTTGACTCACTGTTACCTAAAAAGGATATCGACCATGCTGGGTTTGGTGGTGATATATGTTCAATGACCCCTTTAGAAGGAAGCGGTAGAGATTCAAGTATGTTTTATTTGGATAATTATGGTCAATCACTTCAACCGGCAATGACCAAAGAACTTGAAGAGAAGATTGGTCGTGATGTATCAAAAGGTGAAGCGTATACAGATTTAAAGATGTAATCCGTCCTTTTAATAGCCATGAAACTTGTTTCTATACAAGCATCTGCCTTTAAGTCCACATTTGAAGTCCTCAAGGATATACTTAATGATGTGAATATATATTTTAGACCACAGGGTATGTATATAGTTACATTGGACACAGCTCGTACATCCCTTATTGATATGCACTTAGCCGCGGATAACTTTGAAGAGTATCAATGTGACCAGGAAGAGATTATAGCTGGTATAAATATTTCAAATACATTCAAACTTTTAAAGACTATCACAAATAATGATGTTATCAAACTTGAAATTAATTCGAAAGAATATATGGATATCGAGATTACGAGTGATGCAAAAAAAACGAGTACTAAATTTCAACTGAAACTTCTCGATATTAATGAAAATCGAATTGAAGTACCTAATGTAATGATGTCAACAATTACCACGTTACCTTCTGCAGATTTCCAAAGACTCTGTCGTGACATGTCAAACCTTGGATCCGAAATTGAAATTAAACGAGAAGGTACTCTCCTCCATCTATCATGTAATGGAGACTTCGCAAATCAAGAAACCTCTATTGAGTGTCCAGAAACAAGTCCAAGTATCACAGGTTTATATAGTTTGAAATATTTGAATATCTTTACAAAGGCGACGAGTATGTGTGCGTCTGTGCAAATTATACAAGAAACGGGAAATAGATTTTTAATTCTTAAATACAATGTAGCTAATTTAGGTGAACTTAAATTTTACTTGGCAACTAAGGTATCTGAAGATCAGTTGTAAATCCAGTAACAGTTGATATAGTTTTTTTAATACCAATACCGTTAATCATTATGATTTTCGGGAATCTTTCTTTTAAACACTCATGATCGTAATATAAAAAATCTTCTATTGGTACCTTTTGTTTATGAAAATCATTTCCTGGACCACTGTATCTTTTCACCCTTTCAGTAATGTTTTGTAATGGTTTATCATCATGATCAACTATCCACGCACTACTCAATGGGATATTAAACTTCATTGATTTATTCTCCTCCGCAACTGGTTTGAAGTTTATATCATTGGAAATAGCTGTATATACCCGACCATTGAAATAATATTTGATTCGTAAAATGATGTTCTCAACATTTTGGGGTATAGAAGTGTGTCTGAAATGACCATTCGTAACATCACAATAATAGTACTCTAATATACCATCCCAGTCTTTATTTTCTCGTGCCCAAAATTCATCTTCTATTAAATATTTCATATCATAATTAATTTTATATTCCATTTCTTCTGATATGACATAATAGTCTGGAGGTGTCGTGAATTTCTTATAATAGTAATGAAGACTACTTAAAAGTTTGAAGATCATGTTTATATAAAGAATGGAAGGTAATTTTTTAAGTAGATATAATAATCGAATAGATGAATGGTCCAAACTTATAAAGGATGATCCTACAAATAGAAGGAAATATGAATCTCAAATGTCTGATTATATGATAAAATGTATGCCATTCATTGAACGACATTTATCTGAGACCAGTGATAAAACACATACCGATAATGTTTTCAATGTTATAGAAACAGTTGGTCTTGCTAGAAAAGATATATTTACAGATTACTTAGTTGAAGTCGAGAAAAAAAATATAGCGAGACCAATTGAAAGGGTTATTGAAAGTTGTAAAACATGTGAATATAGTAATATAATCCTTGATCAAACTGCTAGTGACCTAATATGTGATGGGTGTGGTATAATTGTAGCTGCTCATATAAACGAAGAACTTACATATCGAGAAGAACAAGAAACATCTGAGAAAATTGTGAATTATTCATATAAACGAGAAAATCATTTTAATGAATGGTTATCACAATTTCAGGCACAAGAAACAACTACAATACCAGTTGAAGTAATGGAACAACTTCGTTCAGAACTCAAGAAGATGAAAATCAAAAATTTAGAAGATATAACACATGCGAAAATTAGAGGTCTTTTAAAAAAATTGAGATTGAATAAATATTATGAACATGTACCGTATATCACAAATATACTAAACGGTATTAAACCACCAAATATGCCAGCTGAACTGGAAGAGTGTCTAAGAATCATGTTCAAAGATATACAGCGACCATTCGATGACAATTGTCCAACCGAAAGGAAAAACTTTTTAAGTTACTCATATGTACTATACAAATTTTGTGAACTTTTAGGTGAAGACATTTATCTACAGTATTTTCCATTACTTAAATCTAAAGAAAAATTATATCAACAAGATGTAATTTGGAAAAAGATTTGTAAAGATCTTAAATGGGAATTTATACCAACTATATAAAAATACTTGTTTATATTAAATGACCGTCATATTCATGATAAGCACAAATGGAAATCTCAGTCGTCATGGGTATGTAGATTTAAAAGATAAAACGAAACTTGCTAGACATCGAGCACTCATGCGTATTATTCGTTCAGGTCAATCACCCATGA